CAGCAGATGGCACAACAGAATCCACAAGTACAAGGACAGATACAAAAGATATCTATGGACATGGAAGCAAGAAAAGCAGTGTTGATTGCCGAGCTTACAGGTGATTTTATGGAAGAAGAGAAGAAAATTACATCACAATTTGACTCTGACCCACTTCTAAAACTTAAATCTAGAGAAGTTGACCTTCGTGCAATGGAAAATGAACGTAAAAAAGACGAAGGAGAGCAAAAAATGGACCTTGATAGAGCAAAATTACTTCAAGCAAGACAATTAACCGAAGATAAACTCGATCAAAACGAAAAATTAGCTAAATTGCGAGCAGGAGTAAGCCTTGCAAAGAGTGGAAATCAAGGTATAACTGCAATTAAGGTCGAAGATTAATAAAAGGAACAAAAATATGATGAAATATAAAAAATCAAAAGAAGTTAAGATTCCAGAACAGAATGTTGAAGTAGATCCTAGATCTAAAACAACAGCTGATGGCGCTTTTAACTATATTCCTACAGGAGACAAGGAAAAAGTTAAAGGAACTAAGAGAATGTTAGCTGAAAAGAAAAAAGAAGCTACTTGGTACTAATATGGCTTGGTTCAGTTTAGCGAAAATAGCTTTGCAGGCTGGAAGTAAAATTTATTCCAACCGTCAAAAGACAAAAATGGCGATGTCTGATGCACAATTGATGCATGCAGAGAAAATGGCTCGGGGTGAAGAGGCTTACCAAGGTAAACTTCTTGAGGCAAGACAATCGGACTGGAAAGACGAATTTGTGCTTGTAATTTTAAGCGCTCCGATTATAGTATTGATGTGGGCAGTTCTATCGGACGACCCTACAGCGATGGAAAAGGTAAAACTTTTCTTTGAGTACTTCTCGACGCTCCCTTCATGGTTCACAAACTTGTGGATTTTGGTCGTTGCGAGTATTTTTGGTATAAAGGGAACACAAATATTTAGAAACGGAGGAAAAAAATAATGCCAAATAGAAGATACAATTCGCAGATTAAAAAACCAGGATTTTTAAAAGGTGGTCAAGCTAAACTTGACGCTAACAAAGATGGTAAGATTTCTGGAAAAGATTTTGCGATGTTAAGAAAAAAGAAAAAGAAAATTAAAAAGAAGGTAGTGTAATGGCCGGTAAAGGTTTATACGCAAACATACACGCTAAAAGAAAACGTGGAGGTAAGATGCGAAAGAAAGGTGCAAAAGGTGCACCAAAAGCATCTGACTTTAAAAGAGCAAAACAAACAGCGAGATCATAATGGCAAAACTTTGTCCTAGAGGAAAAGCAGCAGCAAAAAGAAAATTTAAGGTGTACCCAAGCGCATATGCTAACATGTACGCCTCTGCAGTTTGTTCTGGCAAAGTTACACCAGGTGGTAAAAAGAAAACTAAAAAAGCTATGGGTGGACCTGCTATGGCCAGACAAATGTACAAAGGTGGTGGCATTTGTGTTAAAGGTAAAGGTAAAGCCTACGGCAAAAATTCATAATGGCTGAAAAAGGATTACGTTCATGGGTGAAGGAAAACTGGGTCGATATTGCGAACAAGCGAAAAGATGGCTCATACCCGAAATGTGGTCGAAGTGGTGGAGAAAAAAGAAAAAATTATCCAAAATGCGTGCCCATTGCGAAAGCAAGAGCGATGTCCAAAGGTCAACGTGCGGGTGCCGTAAAAAGAAAACAAGCAGTAGCTAATACAGGACCTAAACCATCAAGAGCAGCAACATTTGCAAAAAGAAAAAAAGCTATGGGCGGTGGTTTTATGGCTAAAAGACAAATGATGGGAATGATTTAATGAGAACAGATTTTCAAACGAGAAAAGAATTTTCAAAAGGCACTATGCCTGCAAGAAATAAAAAGAACTTTAGACCTACAAAGTCTGGAGCAGGAATGACTCGAGCCGGTGTCAAAGCCTACAGAAGATTAAATCCCGGTTCAAAACTAAAAACAGCCGTGACTGGAAAAGTGAAACCAGGATCAAAAGCTGCCAAACGCAGAAAATCATACTGCGCAAGATCACTAGGGCAACTCAAAAGAGCATCAGCAAAGACTCGTAACGATCCAAATTCTCGAATAAGACAGGCACGGAGAAGATGGAAATGCTAAATGCAATTAGAAACAGTAATTAATAAACTTTTAAAATACATATCCAGAAGAAATGAAGAGTTGTCAGCAGCCCTTACGTCCGGCGGCATTGACAATATGGAAAAATATAACTATATAGTAGGACAGATAACAGCCCTAGAGGCAACTAAACAGGAACTCTCTAACCTGCTAGAAGATAAGGAGCAACATGGAACAGTCATCGACATCAACGATAAAACTACCAAATAAAGAATTGGTAGGAGTCAAAAAAGAAAAAGATTTAACAAAAGAAGATTCAAATAAACTACCACAACCAACTGGTTGGAGGATGCTAGTTTTACCTTTCAAAATGAAAGAGAAAACTAAAGGTGGGTTAATACTTGCCGAGTCAGCCTTAGAGAGACAACAAGTTGCGTCGCAATGTGGTTTAGTTTTAAGAATGGGTCCAGATTGTTACAAGGATAAGGAAAGATTTCCTAAAGGTCCTTGGTGCAAAGAAGGGGAATGGGTAATGTTTGCCCGTTATGCTGGATCAAGAATAAAAATTGAAGGTGGGGAAATACGTCTGCTAAACGACGACGAAGTTTTAGCAACCATCAAGAATCCAGAGGATATCTTGCATGAATATTAACATCATAGGAGGAAACTATGCCAACTGAAGAGCAAAAAACAGTTGATATTGATACATCAGGACCAGGTGCTGAAATCAATGTCGAAGAAAAAAAAGACGAGTCGGTTGTTGAAACCGAAGCGCCGAAACAAGAAGAAGTAGAAAAAGTAGAAACGAAACAAGAAGAAGTAAAAGAAGAACCTAGAGAAGAATTAAAAGAAGGATCAGAACCCGAAGTAAAAAAGGACGAAGATAAATTAGAAGACTATAGTAAAGGAGTTCAAGCAAGGATTGCTAAATTAACTCGTAAAATGCGTGAAGCAGAGCGGAGAGAGAAGGCCGCTTTAGATTATGCAAAAGCAGTTGAAAGCAAGAGAAAAACTTTGGACTCTAGATTTGGTCAAGTCAATAAAGATTACGTAACTCAATTTGAAAAAAGAGTAAAAGACGGAATGGAGTCAGCGCAAAAAGAACTATCGTCAGCGATAGAATCTGGTGATGCTACTGCACAAGTTAATGCTCAAAAGAGAATAGCTGCGTTATCTATTGATGAAGCAAGACTAAATGTAATGAAGGAGACTAAACCTGTAGAAGAAAAAACAGCAAAACTAGAAGATGCTGTGGATCTTCCAAAGGAAACTCCATCGGAATTACCTAACCCTGACCCTAGAGCGGAAGAGTGGGCTGCAAAGAATACTTGGTTTGGACAAAACAGACCAATGACGTTTACAGCTTTTGAAATACATAAAGATCTAGTGGATAAAGAAGGTTTTGACCCGAAATCAGACGAATATTATGCGGAAGTTGATAAGAGAATAAGACTTGAATTTCCAAATAAGTTTGATATAAAAGACAGTAATTCGTCGGCTAGACCGACGCAAACTGTAGCTTCGGCTAAACGAGTAGTTAGGCCGGGCACAAAAACTGTGAAACTCACATCGTCACAGGTAGCAATTGCTAAAAAATTAGGTGTGCCACTCGAAGAGTACGCAAAACAATTAAAAATCACGAAGGAGGTATAAGCGTATGGAAAAAAAAGATAACAAAACTTCTCGTGCGAATCAAACACGGACAAAGTCTGAAAGACCTAAAGTGTGGGTTCCACCATCATCTCTAGATGCACCCCCTGCGCCTGATGGATTCAGGTACAGATGGATAAGAGCCGAGGTAGTCGGTTTCCAAGATACGAAAAACATAACTGGACGATTAAGAGAAGGTTATGAATTAGTTCGTGCCGAAGAAGTCGAAAATGCAGGTGATTATCCTGTTCTCGAAGACGGGAAATACAAGGGAGTGATTGGGGTTGGCGGCCTTCTTCTTGCGAAGGTACCGATCGAGATCGCGAAGCAACGTCAAGACTATATGACTAATCGTCATAAAGATAGAAGCGAAGCAGTAGACAACGATCTTATGAAGGAGCAGGATCAGAGGATGCCTATCAATATTGATAGACAGTCTCGTGTAACCTTCGGTGGTACAAAGAAAAGTTAATTTTTTAACAATTCTCGGGTTAATCCCTATCACTGAATTAAACGTTAACCAGTCTATGACAACATAGACACAAGGAGAAACAACATGGCAAATAGAAACGGACAAGGTTTTGGACTTATTGCTGCGGGTATGCTCGGACAAACTCCGGCTACACAAGGCTTAGGTAAATACAAAATCGATGCTGGTTATGCTACTACGATCTACAACGGTGGTGCTGTAGCTTCTAGCGCTGGTTATATTGTCGAAGGTCAGGGAACTGATACTCCGATTATTGGTGCATTGAATGGAGTATTCTACAACGCGGCTACAACTTTGAAGCCGACGTTCGCGAATTTCTACACTCAAGTAACCCCAGCGAACTCAGAAGATATAGACGCTTTTGTATTCGATAGCCCAACACAGCAATATGTAGTTGCAACTGATGACGCCGTAACCCAAGCGGGTTTCCTAGAAACGTATGACATGAACACTACTGCTGGTAATGATACCACTGGTAAGTCTACGGCAACTCTAGATATCGGTGACACAAGTGCGGACGCAGCCACTTTCAGATTGTTAAGAGTAGCAGAAGATCCTGAGAACGAGGATATTACTGCAGCTTATGCATCTGTAGTCGTTGTTCCAAACTTGATTGAACTACAATCATAATAGGAGAATAGGAGATAAATTATGGCAATATCACGATCACAACTAGTTAAAGAACTAGAGCCAGGATTGAATGCACTATTCGGCCTGGAATACAAAAGGTATGAAAATCAGCACGCTGAGATTTATGCCACAGAAAACAGTGACAGAGCTTTTGAAGAAGAAGTAATGTTATCTGGTTTCGCAAACGCACAAGTAAAAGCAGAAGGTAGTGGAGTCTCTTTTGACGAAGCACAAGAAACTTTTACAGCGAGATACACTCACGAGACCGTAGCTCTAGCGTTCGCTATCACAGAAGAAGCTATCGAAGATAATCTCTACGATAGACTAGCTTCTAGATACACGAAAGCTTTAGCAAGATCTATGAGCAACGCTAAACAAGTTAAAGCAGTTGAGCCTTTAATAAATGGACTACCAAGTGGTTCATTTAAATCAGGTGACGGCGTAACTTTATTTAGTACAGCTCACCCAACTGTAGCGGGTACTTTCAAAAATACTCTATCTACAGCGGCGGATCTTAACGAAACTTCATTAGAACAGTCGATGATTGACATCGCGGCTATGACTGATGAAAGAGGTCTAAGAGTTGCAGCAAGAGGAGTAAAAATGATTATTCCTTCTGAGCTTCAGTTTACAGCTGAGAGATTGATGAAATCTCAAGGCAGAACTGGAACAGCTGACAATGACGTAAATGCAATCGTATCTATGGGTATGGTTCCTCAAGGTTATAGAGTGAACAACTACCTAACAGACACAGATGCTTTCTACATCTTGACAGACGTGCCAAACGGCATGAAAATGTTCAACAGAGCTCCATTGACAACTGCAATGGAAGGTGATTTCGACACTGGAAACGTAAGATACAAAGCTAGAGAAAGATACTCATTTGGAGTATCAGACCCTAGAGGTATTTTCGCGTCACCTGGTGCGTAATAACTAATTAAGAAGGGGGCTTTCGGGCCCCCTTTTTTTATGGTAGAGAAGAGGGATTCATGAAGACATTTCGTATACAAATTAGAGCATATGGCTATTATGCAGACTTTGAACTTGCATCAGAAGATGATGATAAAGCGTTTGAAAACGCCCTAGTTGACAAACTAGGAGAAAATGCTATAACGTGGGAAAAAGATGGATTCATTGATTCGTCTAAACTATGGCTAACTTACGAGGAGATCATAGATGCAAACGCAAGTAAGAGACCTTTACAAAAAGAAGAGGGGTCTCGAAACAGAATGGGCGGTACACCAGCGTGATAACCAAAGATACACTTTGGATATGGTAAAGATTGACAAAAAAATTAGAGAAGTTGTCAGTCAGATTAAAGAAGAAGAAGCTAGAATAGCTACTCTTTCCAGTAAGATTGAAGACGCTGCCCCCGAAGTTTCAGTAGCTACTTAATAAAAAGCTACATCGCTGAAAACGTACTTTCACTGCGCAATCTCTTGCACTTCATTATAATCTGCTATATAAAATACCCACTATACAATTTAAAGATCATAGACGCGTATAGTCGACGGCCTAGAGACTATGATCGTATAAACTAGGAGGATATAAATATGGCAAAAACAACGTTTTCAGGACCGGTGATTTCCAAAAATGGATTTCAAAACTTCGGACCTGGCATGACAGTTAGTTTAACAGCTGACACAACTTTGACAGTTGCTACACACGCAGGTAAGATCTTACTTACAAATGATGCTGACGGTAAATTTACTTTACCAAGTATTAATGTAAATAGTAATGGTGCCACTGCTGGTGATAACGACTTCAATAACTTAAACAACATCGGTGCAACTTTTCACTTTTATGTGGAAACAGCTGCAACTGATATGGACATCTTAACAGATGGTACTGACAAATTTAAAGGCGGTATCATGATTGCTGTAGATGATGGCTCTAAAAAAGCTTTCATACCAGGTGCATCTAACGATGTTATTACTATGAACGGTTCTACAAAAGGTGGTATCGTTGGTAGTGTCCTATCAATCACAGCGATTGATACAGCTACATATTTGGTTCACAATTCTTTATTGCTTGGATCAGGTACAATAGTAACACCATACGCAGACGCGTAATAAATAACTCGGAGCGCCTGGTAATGCAGGCGCTCTTTAAAATGAGGAGGAAAAACACATGGCGGATACAGTATTAAATACTACAGTATTTGACGGAGCAAAAAGACTTATAACTCACTACAACGTAGTGTCTGATGGTTCAGGCGGCACAACTAAAATTGTTGATGTTTCTGAATTATCTACAAACCCTGCAACAGGCGCAGCTTGTTCTAAAGTTAGACTTGTAAAAGTTAGCTGTAATGTTTCAGTAACAGCACAAGTTGATGCACTTAGAATGCAATGGGACGCTACTACAGACGTTGTATTTCAAACTTTAAATGGTGAAATGGAATATGACTATTCTAGTTTTGGTGGTTTAAAAAATACCGATGCTTCTGGAGTAACTGGAGATGTAAATTTAGTTCTACCTGCTTGTACAAGTGGAGACACGGGTACAGTAGTTTGTGAGTGGTTAAAGATTTACTAGGAGTTTAAATGGCTAATACTACTTCAGGAACAACTACGTTCGACAAAACTTTTGCTATTGATGAAATTATAGAAGAAGCTCACGAACGTATTGGTCTACAAAATGTAGCTGGTTATCAATTAAAATCAGCAAGAAGATCTCTTAACATATTGTTTCAAGAGTGGGGCAATAGAGGTATTCACTATTGGGAAGTTGGAGACACTAACCTTGATTTAATTGAAGGACAATCAGACTATGATTTTTTTAGATCTAGTGATGATGGCACGAGTGCAACTACGACTGCACCTGCAAGTGTTTACGGAATGTCCGATGTATTAGAAGCACAATTAAGATCTAATAGAACACAAACAACACAAGCAGATTCTCCAATGACAAAAGTAGATAGATCTACTTACGCTGGTTTTTCTAATAAACTTTCTAAAGGAACTCCTAATCAATATTGGGTAGAGAGATTTGTAGATAAAGTAACTATACACGTTTATCCAACACCAGATTCTACAAATGCATCAAAAGACATGCATTTTTATTTTATAAAAAGAATTCAAGATGTTGGAGACTATACAAATGCAACAGATGTTCCATTTAGATTTGTTCCTTGTATGGTGTCAGGACTAGCTTATTACCTTGCACAAAAATATAAACCAGAATTAGTTCAAGCTATGAAGTTAATGTATGAAGATGAATTAGCTAGAGCTTTAGCAGAGGATGGGTCAGCTTCGAGTACATACATTACTCCTAAAGCTTATTACCCAAGCACATAATGCCAAAGTACGCATCGGGTAAACACGCAAAAGCTATATCAGATAGATCAGGTTTAGAGTTTCCATATAACGAAATGGTTAGAGAATGGAATGGATCTTTAGTTCATATGTCTGAATACGAACCAAAACAACCACAATTAGAACCAAAACCAATGAGTGCAGATGCAATATCACTTGCAAATATAAGACCTGCAAGAACAGAAAATCCTGTATCTTATTTTTTACCTGTAGATGCTTTTGAAACTTACGCTGCAAGTTCTGGAGTTATAAATGTAACAGCTCCTGGTCACGGATTAACAACTGCAACAACATATAGATTTAGAGGACAACCAACTACATCACCAGGAACGGGAAGTCCAACAAACGCTGTTTTTGCTTATGCAAACCCAGAAAATTTTGATGGCATATCTGGATCTAATATTGCAAAAGCTGCCGGTTATACAATTACAACAGGACTGTATGTAAACGATGCTAGAGTTTCTACAGACTACGCTGTAGCAAATTTCTTCTTCTTTACAGTAGACACAGATACTGCTACAAAGGGTGGAGTATCAGGAGGAGGATTAGGATGTTCAATTGGACCCGTTACATTAAGTGCATAAAAAATTGGTTTGTTAAAAAACCAAAAGCAGAAGTAAAAACTGTTATAAATCGTAAGCTAGAAAAAATTCTTAAGAAACATAAAAATAAAGGATTTAAATAATGGCAGGATTAAGTGCGTCAGGATTAAAAACACAAATAAAAAGTTACACTGAAACAGACTCGACTGTTTTATCAGATTCTGTTTTAGAAAATATTATTTTAAATGCTCAATATAGAATTATGAGAGATGTTCCCATTGATGCAGACAGAAAACAACAATCAGGTAATTTAGTTGCAGGGCAAGAAACAATAAATGCTCCTGCCGGATGTTTATTTATTAGAGGTATACAAGTCTATGATTCAAGCTCTGTGCTTACAGGATCGAATACTTGGCTAGAGAAAAAAGATGTAACATACCTACAAGAGTATCAACCCATTACAGGCACAGCTGCAGCACAAGGTAAACCAAAATACTATGCTATGTTTGGTGGTGCCACAGGTGAAGCAGACACCAACTCAGGACGTATTTTTTTAGCTCCAACACCAAATACTACTTATAAATTCAGAGTGCATTATAATAAAATGCCTGATCTTTTAGAGGACAATGATACTAATTATATCAGCTTAAATTTCCCAAATGGCTTATTATACTGTTGTTTAGCAGAGACTTACGGCTTTTTAAAAGGCCCAGTAGATATGTTGACTTTATACGAAACAAAGTATAAAGAAGAAGTACAGAAGTTTGCTAACGAGCAAGTTGGAAGACGAAGAAGAGATGACTATACTGATGGTACAGTCAGAATACCGATTAACTCAGCAAACCCGTTATAGGAGATAAAATATGGCAAATACATCAGCAATCTGTTCAAGTTTTAAGCAAGAACTTTTACAAGGAAAACACAACTTTTCGTCATCAGGTGGAGATACTTTTAAAATTGCGTTATTTGATAGTGATGCAACTTTAGGTGCTTCTACTACGGACTATTCAACTTCTGAAGAAATTACAAACACATCTGGATCTGCGTACACAGCAGGTGGAGCAACTCTTACAAGATCAGGAGTTTCTTTATCTTCAACAACTGCGTTTACAGATTTTTCTGATGTAACTTATTCTTCTGCAACGTTCACAGCGAACGCAGCTTTAATTTACAACACAACAACAGCAACTGGAACAGGCACGACTGATGCAGTTTGTGCGATTGCTTTTGGTGGGGATAAAACTGCAACTAACGGAACGTTTACAATTCAGTTTCCTACAGCAGACGCTACAAACGCTATCATAAGATTAGCGTAAGGAGGACTTGATGTCCGACGTTTCTTCAGGATGGGGTCGATTCACCTGGGGCCAAGCTTATTGGAACCGTGATGCACTCCTTGCAACTGGTTGGGGTGCAAAAGCATGGAACGATAGTGAGTGGGGTAATCTCGCTGATGAAACAGTTTCATTAACAGGCGTATCAGCTACATTTTCAATAGGATCGGGAACAAGTATAACAGCAGCAGCTGTTGTTGAACCTACAGGAGTTTCATTTACAGGATCTGTTGGTTCTATATCACCAGTAATTCCAAAAACAGTTGAGTTGTCAGGAGTATCTTTTCAATCAACTGTTGATTCATTAACTACAGCAGCAGATGCAAACGTTGCTATGACAGGTATATCTTCAACTTTTGCAAATGGTGTAATTACACCTGCAGATCAAGTTATGGGTTTAACAGGTCAGTCAGCCACTTTCTCTCAAGGGACTGCAGTTGCACCAAACGAAGATGTAACTTTAACTGGTCAAGCAATAACTTCATCTCAAGGAACAGCATTAGGATTTGGGGGTAGTTTAGTTTTACCATCAGCACTCACTATTACATCAGCACAAGGAACAGCGATTGCTCCAAACAATGCACAAACATTATCGGGTCAACAAGCAGAATTTTCTGTTGGATCTCTTATAGGATTAGGTTCTGCAGTCGCAGATTTAACAGGTGTTTCTATGACAGGATCAGTAGGCTCATTAACCATAGCAGATCAAGTTATGGGTTTAACTGGAGTTTCTTTTACAGGTTCTGTAGGATCAATAGATCCGGCAGATCAGGTCATGGGTTTAACTGGACAAGAGGCTACAGTTTCGGTAGGAATACCATTTATTAAAGCTTATGCAGATATTGACACAGGAAGTAACACGTCATATAGTAATATTTCAACGGGTTCGAATACATCTTATTCGGATGTTGCAACTGGCTCAAATACAAG